AAAAAAAAAGGTGGCTATAGGTCATCAAAAGTAAAAAGAACATATTATGTATCACGCGGTGGAATCCGCCTTTAAAACAAAAAAAAAATGGCACAAAACCTTTTTAACAGCATTCAGCTGAACAAACCAAAAAAAAACGTCTTTGATTTAACACACGACGTAAAGTTATCAACAAACATGGGGCAATTAACCCCCATATTAACACTAGAATGTGTACCCGGAGACAAATTCGATTTATCATGTGAAAGTCTTATTAGATTTGCACCAATGATAGCCCCAGTAATGCACAGAATGGATGTAACAATGCATTATTTCTTTGTACCAAACAGAATATTATGGGAAAACTGGGAAAAGTTTATTACAGAACACAATAGTGAACACGTAGCACCTTACATGGCATATACAAATGGAGATTATACAGCTATGCAAAAAAAATTCATGGATTATATAGGAATACCACCAGTACCAGTAGGAGGAGTAAGTACAAATGTTAGTGCATTACCAATGGCAGCATACCAATGTATATACAATGAATATTATAGAGATCAAAATTTACAAGCACCAGTAGATTTTAAACTAACAGACGGCAATAATAATACAGATGCCGGAGATAGAGAAAGATTAACAACATTAAGACAAAGAGCATGGGAACATGATTATTTTACAGCATCATTACCTTTTGCACAAAAAGGAGCAGCAGTAGATATACCTATTGGAACAATAGCAGGAGATACAAGAGTTACATGGAATCAAGATGAAGTAGGAGGTAGTTTATTATATGTACCTGGTTCAGTATCTGATGGAGGAACTAAATACGATTCATTAATAGGTAATACAATACCTTATAATTTATCTTCACTTCCTACTGAAACAAGTAGTTTAATAGCGAAAACATCAGAAACAGATGTAGACCCTACAACAATTAACGATTTACGTAGAGCATTTAAATTACAAGAATGGTTAGAAAAAAATGCAAGAGGTGGTACAAGATATATCGAAAATATTTTAACACATTTTGGTGTAAGAAGTTCAGATAAAAGATTACAAAGACCAGAATACATAACTGGAGTAAAAAGCCCAGTTGTAGTATCAGAAGTATTAAACACAACAGGACAAGATGGAGGATTACCACAAGGTAACATGGCTGGACATGGAATTAGTGTAACAAGCGGAAAAAGTGGTTCATATTATTGTGAAGAACATGGATACATTATCGGTATCATGTCAGTAATGCCAAAAACAGCATATCAACAAGGAATACCACGTACTTTCTTAAAAACAGATTCATTAGATTACTTCTGGCCAACATTTGCAAACATTGGAGAACAAGAAGTAGCAAAACAAGAGTTATACGCATATACAGCAAATGCAAACGATACATTTGGATATGTACCACGTTATGCAGAATATAAATACATGCCATCAAGAGTTGCCGGAGAATTTAGAACATCATTAAATTATTGGCATTTAGGACGCATATTTGCAACAGAACCAAGTTTAAACAGCGATTTTATAGAATGCGATCCAACAAAACGCATATTCGCTGTAGAAGACCCAGAAACAGATGTATTATACTGCCATGTATTAAATAAAATTAAAGCAGTTAGACCAATGCCTAAATATGGTACACCAATGGGTTTATAATGTCAACAAAATGTATAACACCTTATCATGTACAAGACAAGTTCACTGGAAACTACATACCAGTGCCATGCAGTAAATGTCCCCCATGTATGAAAAGGAGGACAAGTGGATGGAGTTATAGATTGATAAAAGAGGGCGAACGTTCTAGTAGTGCATTATTCGTTACATTAACATACGACACTGAATATGTTCCAATAACAGAAAAAGGATATATGAATTTAGATAAAACTGATATACAAAAATTCTTCAAAAGATTACGGAAACTATCCAAAACAAAAATTAAATATTATGTATGTGGAGAATATGGAACTAAAAAGATGCGCCCTCATTATCATATAATACTATTCAATGCAAACAAAGAGCATATACAAAAAGCATGGATATTAAACAATAAACCATTAGGTTCAATGCATATAGGACAAGTCAACGAAGCAAGTATAGGATATACACTAAAATACATGACTAAAAAAGGTAAAATACCATTACATTATAACGACGACAGACAAAAAGAATTCAGTTTAATGTCAAAAAGACTAGGAGATAATTATATTACGACAAAAATGATAAATTGGCACAAACAAGACTTAGAGAAACGTATGTATGTAAACATACCAGATAATAAGAAAATAGCAATGCCAAGATATTATAAAGACAAAATATATAATGAGCTCGAAAAAGATAAAATAGCAATGTATTTAAAAGACATTGCAGAAAAAGAGACAGAAAAATTACAAACTGAATTAGGAGAAACATACGAAAAAGTAATGGTAGAAAGACACATAAACCAATTTAAAAAAATGTACAAAAATGCCGAAATAGGCAGACAATATGAATAAATCAAACCTAAAAAGATACATTATGACAAAAGTTAAAAATTCGTTAAATTACGAATACACAGAACAAAAAGGAGAAGTAAACACATTACCTTCAATGACAATACCAGACCAAACAATGTCAATAAGAACAATTGTAGACAGATATTCAAGAGGATTACCAATAACAGCCTTCACACCAGTATATGAAGGAGAAGAATACATACCAGATCCTAAAACATTAGATTTAGTGGAAAGACAAGAGTTAGCAGAAAAAATAAGAGAAGAAGTGGAGAGTATTAAGTCTCGCCAATGGAAAAAAACACAAGATGTTGAAAACACTGTGGAAAACTTAAAAACAGACGTTGAAAAGACACCAATTTAACATTGGTGTCGCTTTCAGCGTAAGACAAGCGAAGCGCGTCAGAAATAAAAAGCACTAATATTCCTTGATATATTAGTGCTAATTGACACTAAACCCTTATATTTATGACAAATAAGCAACAAAATGAAATGGAGATGCGACATTGGAATTTAATAGATAGGTTAAAATGTCAATTAAAAAACAACAAAAAAATAGGTAGAATATGTAGTTATTATAGTACACCTATAAAACATTTACATAAATACAAATTCAAAAAAAACAAATAACATGCCAATACCAGCAGCAGTAGTAGCAGCATTACCAGTAATACAAGACCTTATAAATACTGGCAGTACATTACTCACAAATAAACAAAATAAAGATTTTAGTCAGCAAATGTATGATAGACAAAGAGCAGATGCTTTACAAGATTGGGACAAGCAAAACAAATATAATAGTCCAAGTCAACAAATGCAGAGATATAAAGAAGCGGGGTTAAACCCAAATTTGATATATGGGCAGATGTCTAATTCTGCAGCAATTAGAAGTACCGATATGAAACAACCCGACTTCGTAGCACCAAAATTACAAAACACTGGACAAGTAATGAATAATTACTTAGATTTAAAATTAAAACAACAGCAATTATCAAATGATAAACAAGCTGGAGAATTATTACGTGAACAAACAAAAGGAAAATCATTAGAAAATCAAAACGTAATAGACCAATCACCATATATAGCAGAAGAAAGATTTCAAAGAAGTAGATTAACGGGAAAACAAGTAGATAGTATTATGGAAGATATAAGCAATAAAAAACAAATGAACCCGTTATTAAGAGATAAAGTAAGTAACGATATTAAAACTATGACACAAAATAGATATTATCAAAATTTAACAACACCCCAACAAATAGCAGTACAAAAAGCTACAACAAAATTAATAGAAGCAAAAATATCTGGACAAGATATAGAAAACTTATTTAAAAAATATACATATGATTTACAAAATAATTTAGGATTAAATCCAAATATTATATCAGATTTATTAAAAATAGGAGCTTCATCATTATTAAAACTAAGATAAAATGAAAATATTTTGTATATACTACAGAGGAATGGTAATAATAAAAAACCAAACATTAGAAAGAGCATTAGAACTATTAGAGCGTTCAAGCGCCTTAACAATAGGAATACAAATAAATAACAATTAAAACCCAAAACAATGAAAAGAGGTTACAGAGGCCGTCGTTCATACGGCAAAAAAAAAGGTGGC